CCTTTCTTAGACAAACTTAGAATTATTGACAAAGTATCAAATGGATATGTTTCGCCTAAGTTTATTGAAAAAGGTAACGCAATTGTTGAGGACTATGATAAAAATTACGGAAAGGGACACTGGCATCAATCTAGTTACTCACTTACAGAAACAATAAATAGATTTTTCCCATCAACACACCCAAATTGGTCGTATCAAGAACTTAAAAAACACATACCGGATCACCCTGTTTATGAATTTGATCGTCTTAAAAAAATGTGTTGTGACGAATCTCTTTTTACTCCAATAGTTACTTTAATCTACAACAAAGTAATGGCTAAAAAAGATTATGGTTATCATTTGTCTGATAAACCAACATTTAAAGAAGTAGACGAAACTCTTATCGCTATGCTCATGGACAGAAGTTGCTACACAGTAAAAATACATAAGCCATCAGAGAAAGTAATAACAAAAGTTTTAGATGTCAGACTTAAAACAGAGGAGAGTGGAGATGTGTAAACAAATAGACAACAAGAAGTTACTGCAAGACGTTCACACAAAGAACCAAACTGTTAGAGAAAAAGTTGAGTTGCAAGAAGCTGTTGCATTAGTAGAGCAAACTCTTGCGGAGTATGTTGAAAACTCTTTGAGTGATGTGATACATGAACTTGAGTATCGAGAAGATATTAGAGCAATTAGTAGTGCGTGGGAACTAATCAAAACTAAAGTAGAGGAGAGTAAAAATGCCAATGCCTAAAAGCTACAAAGCATTGTTGATAAGACAAGATGCAAGACAATTAATTGATGACGTTAAATCAATCATGGAGAAAGACATGGGTTTGAGTTTGAATTACAGTCAAGCCATTACGTTGTTGTGCAAGAAGTATGTAGACAGAAAGGGAGAGTGAAGAGTGAGTGAAGAAAAGGAAAGGTGGGCATCTGTGCCTGATGACAAAGAAATATTGGAGTTAGCTAAACAGGTACAAACACGTGGTTGGAAAGTGATGCAAGAAGTGTTGGAGAAAGACTACCAACGTCAATTAAAGGAGAGTGGAGATGAGTGAAGAAATAGATATTGATGAATGGTTAGGTTATCAAGATAAAGATGGTAACAAGTTTAATTTAAACATTCATAACTATGGTGACGAAACTAAAATTTACTGTGTTTTGTACAAATGTTCTCTCGAAGAAGATGGAACTATAAAAGATGCGACGGCAGAACTGTTAGATGCAAAGTGTTACCACTCTGAACAATTAACAGAATTATTTTAAAAGGAGAACGACAATGAGTGAAGAAAAAGACATTGATTTAAAAGCGTGGTTTTCGCAAAACGGCATTTCAGATAGAGAAGAAACAAAAAATTGGATTCGTTATATGTTTCTTCAAGAGTACGAGATAAATGGTTATCGACAAGCGTATGTTACTGCTCGTGTAAAAGCCAGTAGTTTTCAAAACGCTCGTGAACAAGCGGAAGAAGCACTTCTTAATAGTGAGGATTATTTTTTAGAGGAAGTGTTTGGGACAACTTATGTTAGTCGATGTTCGGATAATAAAACCAAAATGTATTGTACTAGTCTTTGAAAAGGAGAGTGGGGATGAGTGAAGATAAAATTAACCGAGAAAAAAATGATAGTGATGAGTGGAAAGATAAACGCTATCAACAAGTAAAGACATACAGAGAAGCAATACATGAAACAAACTACATTGAATTGGCTGATATTCTTAGAGAATATTTTGGACATTGGGATTTTGAAATAGAGTGGGAATCTGATGATAGTAGTGAATATAATAAAATAGTCATTACTGTGCCAAAAGAGAAAAGTCATTATTTAAAAGATCCCAAAGAGTGGGAAAATAAACGCATTGAGTTAGGCAATATTTTTAGAGACCTTTATGAGGATTGGGATTTTGCAATAGAGTGGAACTCTGATGATGACTTTATAACAATAACCATTAGTTTTTATGGGGATGAATATGAAGACCCTCAACATGATTTGATATTAAAAGAAAAGGAGAGTGGAGATGAGTGAAGAAAAAGATTATCTTTTTTCAGTTGAATGTCATTATTTTTATGAGATACAAGCGTGTGATGAAAAAACTGCTCGTAAGATATTGCAAGAGAAAGGTGGTTTCGACATAAGCGGAGAGCAAATTTTCTTGAATGATGCTTATGAAAAAGCAATACTTGTAGAGGTTAATGGGGAGGAGTGTATATGAGTGAAGAGATAGCGTTTTTTTGTAGCATTTTGGTGACGTACATTTTGTACTTACACCACAAGTTGTATATGTTAAAGAAAGAATTTTGTGGGTTTATTGATTTCTTATTGTCAGATGATGACAAGGTAAAAAATACAAAGGAGAGTGAAAATGCCAACCACTAAACAAAAACCTGTAGATATCGAAACAGCAGACAGTAATGTACAAACATGGCTTGAAGATTTAAAGTACGCACTTGAAAAAACTCATGGGGGTAAATATAACTTAATTAAACTTATCGGTAATAGAAAAATTGATGGAACACACTCTCAATTTCCTCAGACTTATTACATAAAAATATATGATAGTAGATTTGATATGAGTGGAGATGGTACACCATCGGCAGTAAGAAATTATGATCGCTTTAATTGGTCAGGTATGCGTGATCCTATTGTTAGCGTTGAAATTAAGTTTGAGTTTCAAAACGTAGATTCTGCACGTTTGTACAATGTGAATTACAAAATTACTGGTCGTAATATATTTAAACGAAATAGTAGGACTAAAACTACTAAACCAAGAGTTGCCATTAGAGAAATTGTAAACTCATTTCAACCTATTGAGTTCTATAAAATAGTTAAAGATATGGTAGACATTGGAGATAGTGTTGTATCACAATATTCAAAGTCATTGAAAGATAAATTTACAAAAGATATACCATGCACTGATGAGGTAGTGCAAACTTTGTGTGAAGAGATTATGGCTCTTGGCGAAGATGTAAAGTTTACTACTGATCTATTTAGAAACGTAGCGAAAAATGCACTTCCTAATTACAAAAAATATGTCAAGTATTACAAATGTAATTATAACTATCACGTTGTTGTAAAAAAATCTGATGGTGACAATGAATTATATACACTTGCAACTCTTGAAAATTGTGATACTGGTCGCCATAAATCTTATGACATAAAAGAAGACACCTTTCAATCAAAAGTTTTTTCTTGCACAGAAGATATGCCTGACATTGTTCAATCTAGTATGTCTTTACTTTTAATGAAAGGAGAGTCTCATGAGGAATCAGAAAATGTCACAAGTGCCATAGTGCATGGTATTGGTTCTTTTATTAAAATAGGAGACACAGAATTATATGTGTTGACAGAAAGATTAGCTTGAGATAAGGTTTAGTTATGAAAAACAATACTAATTTTTACATACGATTTAGGTTTGAATATACTGACAACGAGTATGTGAATGGAACTATGTTTTCTTTACATAATTCTCTTAATATAAATGTACCTCCACTACCCAGTATTATAAATACAAAGATATCTGTAGTGAATATAACTGACAGAGGTGTGTATGTGAAAGGGTTTGGTAAAAGGATAACGGATACAGTTTACTGGCTAGATGTATCCCCTGTAGAGATCATTTCCATACAAAAAGAACTTAAAAATTTGGAGGAGTTAAATGCCTAAAGCCTCAAAACTTAGAGACAAAATTCTAGAGTATATTAATACACGCCCCAAAACAGAGGGATATACCTCATCATTCTTTTCAGAAAAATTTAAAAGCGATACACATTATTGCCGGTATTTGTTATTAGAATTAGCAGAAAGTAAAAAAGTAATTAAACGAACCTACAAAGCCAATAACAATAAACAATGTTATAGGTTTTTTTCTACTGGCCAAAGACTTGGGGCTGTTGGTATGAACAACTTTGTTAGTCCTTCTATATTTTCTAACAACAATGTAGAACCTGATCCCGAACTTGTAATTAATTCTAAGACTTGGAAAAACTTTGTTATAAACAAACGTATTCATTATTTAATGGGCGAAGCATCGAAATTTAATGGGCGAAGCATCGAACAAAGCGATAAGGGTAATTAAATGACACACATACTATCTTTTGTTTTTGGAGCATTAATAATTCTTTTTTTTACTGAGATGAGTGTTATTCAATTAAAAGAACATTGGCAAGTTGCGTACCAAGTGGGTCGTGATGATGGCTATACAGTAGGTAAAGCTGAATACGAACTGTCACGTGAACAGATGATGTATGAGTGTGAGCGATTGCATTGGGAAACACTTGATGGGAAAGAAAGATAATGGATTTAAAAAAATGGTGTCAGTCTTGCCAACAATACAAGAAGCCGGAGATTGGTAAATTTATTGTTAGAGGTAATATAAAGCGTTGGCAGTGTAATAGTTGCATTGATCGTACATCTCAATCTTATTTGAAGAGGAGAGCCTAGTGACTGAGTTGATTAAGATAGACGGTTTGGACAAAGCCCTCATTGGTCGCTCTTGCATTTGGGATTCTTCTGGTAGGCAAGAAGATCGCCTTGTATATTCTGGCGAAAAGATTGTTGCAATTTTAATCGCACGAGATGGTATGACTCCAGAGGAAGCACTTGAGTACATTGAGTACAACATAGAGGGGGCATATGTGGGAGAGCAAACCCCATGTGTTATGTGGTCACAATTTATGGACGACTTGGAGCGTGACTACGATATTTATGGAACAGAGAAACCAAAAAAAGATGACTGAGCCACGAATATATTGTAAAACGTGTGGCGAGTTTAAAAGTGTTGGTTATTATGGTGGACGAAATAAAAATGGTTGGGTATGTAAAAGTTGTCACAACAAAGAAAAGGACAAAGTAGATGAACGACAAGATCGCAGGGAAGTTTAAAGATAGCCTAACTCCGTACGACAAAGCAGAACTTAAAGATGCTGATGAGAAATTAGAAGAGATGTTTGACATATCACAAAAAGAACAAGTAGGGTTGAACATATCCCCTTTAACACAATCAGTAGTCCAATCTATTTTAGTGGCTACACCAATGTATGGTGGTATGTGTACAGGACACTACACTATTGCGTTGATGAACTCTATTAATACACTCAAAGGTTTACATGTAGAGACTTTGTTAGCAAGTTTAATGAATGAGTCTTTGATACCTCGTGCAAGAAATGAGTTAGTTAGATTATTTTTAGAAGAAACAAAGTGTTCACACATAATGTTTATTGATGCTGATATGTATTTTAACGATCAAGCCATTGCTACTTTGTACAAAGCAGATAAAGATGTAGCTTGTGGCATCTACCCAAAGAAAGAACTAGATTGGGGTAAAGTTTCTATGGCTGCGAACAAAGGCAAAGCTGATTTACCTAATCACTCTTCTTCGTTTGTATTAAACCTGCCGCATGGTGTCAAGAAAGTAGAGCCTGACCTAGATGGCATGGTAGAAGTGCGACATGGCGGCACAGGATTTATGCTTATTAAAAGAGAAGTGTTTGAGAAGTTAGCACCACACGTTCCTGAGTATAGAGCATCGACAAAACAAAACGAAAAGGGAGAGTTTGTTAGACCCCTTGTAAAACAATTCTTTGACACAAGCATTGATGAGACAGGCTGTCTATTATCTGAGGATTATCATTTCTGTGCTTTATGGAGAAAGCATGGTGGGAAAGTTTTTGCAAACACTAAGTTAAAGTTCAACCACATAGGCACACATATATTTGGAGGGTCTATTGAGTGAAAGAGAAAGGTAAACACAAAGGGCAGCTCGCTCGTAAGAGAGTATACGAGTATCTAACTAAAGATTATGGTAGAGGGTATTCTACAATGGAAATAGCTAAATGCTTGCGTATAGAAGTACAGACGGCACGTAACGCTATGGCTAGTTTAATTACACGGGGGGTAGTATATAAAGTCGCACACCCTTTTGGTAGATTGAAGAACTGGAAATTTTTTGCTAAAGACCCCAAGTCTGAAACGTTGAACATGGGCAATTCTTATAATAACATTAACAGTTTATCTATTTTTGGAAAGTCAAAGGCATGTATAACTAAAGAAGATCGTAAACACATACGTAGTCATAAATTAATTGAACAATAAGTGGAGGAGTTTTGATGGACAGTTATAGCCAATTCATAGCAAAAAGCAGGTACGCAAGATACATTGAAAGTGAGAATAAAAGAGAGGATTGGAAAGAAACGGTACAGAGATATATGGAGTTTATGGCGAACCATTTAGAGAGCAATACAGGGTATACAATAGAACCACATGTAAAAACTAAAGTGCAAAGGGCGATAGAAAACTTAGAAGTCGTGCCTAGCATGAGAGCAATAATGACAAGCGGTAAAGCGTTAGCCCGTGACAATGTAGCCGGGTACAATTGTTCTTACCTCCCGATTGACGATCCGAAGGCGTTCGATGAGGCCGCCTACATTCTTTTGTGCGGCTGCGGTGTGGGATTTAGTTGCGAGCAAAAATACATTGAAAAACTACCCGAAGTTCCTGAGAAGTTGTTTGAGTCGGAGACTACTATTGTGGTGTCTGATTCTAAGGAAGGGTGGGCTAAAGGATATAGACAATTACTTGCATTGTTATGGTCTGGCGAAGTGCCAAAATACGACCTTAGAAAAATACGCCCTGCTGGCGCACCATTAAAAACATTTGGGGGTAGAGCGAGTGGGCCAGATCCATTAAAACAATTGTTTGAATTTACTATATATAAGTTCAAGCAAAACCTAGGCAGAAAACTCTCTTCTTTAGACTGTCACGACATCATGTGTATGATAGGCCAAGTAGTCGTAGTAGGCGGTGTTCGTAGATCAGCGATGATTTCTTTATCTGAACTTGAAGACGATAAGATGCGGTCCTGTAAATCTGGAGCGTGGTGGAATGGCAATGGGCACAGGGCTTTAGCTAATAACTCTGCTGTGTACGAACAAAAGCCTGATGTGAGTCAGTTTTTAAAAGAATGGACAAGTCTTTATGAAAGCAAATCGGGTGAGCGTGGAATGTTCTCAAGAGATGCCGCTAAACGCCAAGTAGCTAAAAACGGAAGAAGAGATGCAAATTATGAGTGGGGAACAAATCCCTGTTCAGAAATTTTGCTTAGGCCATACGGTTTTTGCAACCTGTCAGAGGTTGTGGTACGTGAGAATGATACATTAGAGACACTTAAAGAAAAAGTAGAGATAGCTACTATTCTAGGCACATGGCAATCAACTCTTACAAATTTCCCTTATTTACGCAAAATATGGAAGAAAAATACAGAAGAAGAACGATTGCTAGGTGTTAGCTTTACGGGTATCCTTGACAACAAATGGATGGGGGAGGTTTGCGATGACACAAGAAACAAACTTGAGCAACTTAGAGACCACTCAATCGGTGTTAATAAAACTTGGGCAAAACTTCTTGGAATACCTCAGTCTGCTGCTATTACTTGCGTCAAACCTAGTGGTACTGTTAGTCAGCTTGCTAACTCTGCCTCTGGCATTCATACTAGGCATAGCCCTTATTACATACGTAGGGTTCGTGGAGACAAAAAAGACCCTTTGACAGCGTTCTTAAAAGAGTCAGGGGTTCCAACGGAAGACTGTGTTATGAAACCAGATTCGACAGTAGTGTTCTCTTTCCCTATAAAAGCTCCAGATGGTGCTAGAGTTAGAGAAGACCTTACAGCAATACAACATCTTGAGCTTTGGTTGATGTATCAAAAAAATTGGTGTGAACACAAACCTTCAGTAACCATATCTGTTAAAGAAGAAGAATGGCTTGAGGTTGGTGCCTGGGTTTGGAAAAACTTTGACGATATATCAGGTATTAGCTTTTTACCACACGATGGCGGGACATACAGACAAGCGCCGTACGAGGAATGTACTAAAGAAGAATACGAAACGATGTTATCAAAAATGCCTAATGAAATTCATTGGGGTAAATTAATAGAGCACAACGATAATGTGACGGGCACTCAGGAGTTGGCCTGCGCAGTTGGAGGTTGTGAAATAACATAGGAGTTAATTATGGCTTACGTAAATAAAAAAAGACCGTACAAAAAAGAATACGAACAGCAAAAGAACCGTAACGAACAACCACTTCGTAACGCTCGTGAACGTGCTAGACGTAAAATAGATAAACTTGGTATTAATAGGAAAGGTAAAGATGTTGACCACATAAAAGCGCTTTCCCAAGGAGGGACTAACGACCGCAAGAACTTACGTGTGGTATCTAAAAACAAAAACAGATCCTTCAAACGAAAAAAAGATAGGTCAGTTGCATAATGCAAATTATAGATAATAAAGCCTTATTGGTTAGCACTAAATATCCAGACAAAATTACCTCTAACATAACGAAAAGTAAGGTAGTTCAAAGGTATGACGAATCCGCAGAAGTTCTTGTTAGTTGGGGTTTTGAGGAAGCTAAACGATTAAGCGAACTCAACATAAAAAATGTGCCCTCTCCTATAGAAAGAGATTACGACTGGCCGGGACAGTACACACCTATGGACCACCAAAAGACTACAGCATCATTCTTGTCTATAACAAAAAGAGGGTTTTGTTTTAATGAACAAGGCACAGGCAAAACCGCTTCTGCTATTTGGGCGGCAGATTATTTAATAGATAAAGGCATAATAAAAAAGATTCTTGTAGTGTGCCCCCTATCTATCATGTTTTCTGCGTGGGAAGCTGACTTGTTTAAGTTTGCAATACATAGAAAAGTAAATGTAGCTTATGGTTCTCGTAGAAAGCGGCAAGAAGTATTAAGCAAAGCTGCAGAGTTTGTAATTATAAATTATGACGGGGTTGAAATAGTAGAAGAAGAAATAAAAGCCGCTAACTTTGATTTAATAATCATAGATGAGGCAAACGCATATAAGTCCGTGTCTACTAAGAGATGGAAAGCTATGAAACGATTACTTGGTTTAAACACTTGGCTTTGGATGATGACCGGAACTCCTGCTGCACAGTCACCAGTAGATGCGTTTGGTTTAGGTAAACTATGCGTTCCTGATAGATGCCCCAATTTTTTTGGTAGGTTCAGAGACTTGGTTATGTCAAACGTAGGTAGGTTTAAATGGATACCTAGAGATACTGCAGGAGATACTGTGTTTAGAATACTGCAACCAGCTATCCGTTTTACGAAGAAAGAATGTTTAGACTTGCCAGAAGTTACTCATGTATTTAGAGAGGCTAAACTTACCCCCCAACAGAACAAGTACTACAAAGATTTAAAAAAGCATATGTTTATAACTGCTGCGGGAGAAGAGATAAGTTCAGTCAATGCGGCTGTCAATTTAAATAAACTTTTACAAATATCAGGAGGTGCAGTATACACCGACAAAAAAGAGGTAATAGAATTTGATGTTTCTAATAGGTTAAACGTAGTAAAAGAAGTTATAGAAGAGACAAGTAATAAGGTGTTAGTTTTTGTGCCTTTTAAACATACTATAGAAATACTTAAAGAATATTTAGATAAGCACAAAATAACTAACGAGATTATTAATGGGGATGTGTCTGTTAAAAAAAGGTCCCAGATATTTAAAGAGTTTCAAGAAACTGACCATCCTACTGTATTAATTATCCAACCCCAAGCCGCTTCGCATGGAGTAACTTTGACTGCGGCTGATACTATTATTTGGTATGCGCCAGTAACTTCTTTGGAAACATATCTACAAGCCAACGCTAGAATAGATAGAACAGGACAAGAAAATCCTATGACTATTGTTCATATATCAGGAAGTTCTGTAGAGAAACGACTGTACGATATGCTTCAAGGTAAATTTAAGACGCATGAAAAGTTAATTGATTTATATAAAAAAGAGCTTGATATAGAGCCGTAAAACAGCTAGACTAATTGTGTAGCAGTTTGTTTAACGAATAACAACAATCTATACATTTGAAAGGAAACAAATGGACACTAACGAAATAGTGAAAATTTACGTCAAAATTCGCGATAAAAAAGATGAAGTTAAACGTAAATTGGGTGAGCAGGTAGCTCTTTTAGATGCAGACCTCAAAGTAATTGAAGAAGAGTTACAAGAACGTTTAAAAGCTGCAGGAGCCACTAGCGTAAAAACGCCTAACGGTACTGTGTATTCAACTATTAAATCAAAAGTTTGGACAGACAATTGGGATAGCTTTTATAAGTTCATCGAGGCTAGAGGTTTGTTTGATTTATTAGAGAGACGTATACATCAGTCTAATATAAAATCTTTTCTTGACGATAACCCAGACGATATACCAGAAGGGTTGAACATAGAAAGTATAAAAACAGTAACCGTAAGACGTAAATGAATAAATTAAAACTAGGTGAGATAGAGACTCCAAGAAGAGTTGTTTTTATTGGGTGTGCTCCTAATTTACACCGACAGTATTATGATACCCCGTTTAACTCTAATAAACCAAAGGCCCCAACTTGTTGGTCTAGTGATTCCAAAGCACCGGACATGACAGTAAAAAACAAACAAGCTAAGTTTTGTACGCTTTGCGATCATAACGTAAAAGGGTCTGGGGCGGGGTTATCTAAAGCCTGTAAGGTTCATATGAAAACAGCGGTTTGCGAAGGCTCTGCTTTAGAACATGGCCCCATACAACAACTAATAATATCTAGTTATTCTTTATTTAGTAAGGGTTCTGATATGGGGTTTAAGCAATATACAAATATGTTAAAAACTCAGGGCTTGAGTAGTAACAGTGTGTTAACAAAGATAAAAGTAATAGACGATAATGGCTACCCTCGTGTCGCTTTTAGCCCTCTATCTCATCTACCTCGTGAAGAGTTAGATTGTGTACTAAAGAGAGCTAAGTCCGATGAGGTAATAGAGTGTTTGAATTTTGCAGTAGGCTCTGTAGCAGTACAGGGTAAAAGTATGTCAGATATGCAAAAACTTATGGGTATGTCTGAATAGTAGAAGTTTAATTTTTTATAAAGGAGATGTTTATGTCAGATTTAGTTCTTAAGAAGGGGAATTTTGCAGAGTTAGCAACTGCTATGGGAATGCAAGGTGAGACTTCAGATAAATCAAAACTGGGTAAGAAAACTAGCACTTTAGCTAGGTTAAAACTTTTATCAAAACAATTGATAGAGGGTAAAACTGTAGTGGTAGAAGCTGGAACATTTGAGTTAGAGCTTCCAGGAGGCACTAAGATTTATCAATCCGACCCAACAATACGTTTGTTTATGCAAAGATTCATGTACAAAAAATATGTACCTGAGTTAAAGAATTACGTTAAAAGTATTATGGACCTTAACTTAGATGGTGATTTACCAGATACTGAAGGTGGTTTTAATTGTGGGCGCAAGTCTGGGTACATTGAGGACTTTGATTCTTTGTCTGAAACAGAGAAGCAATTATGGAAGTCTATAAGACGAACTCGTGTGCTTTTTGGCACTATAAAGTTTAATAACGCTGTAGACGAAAAGGGTGAAGAATTGGATAGTTCTGCTGCCAAAGACATACCATTTATATATGAGGTGGAATCTAAAACAGGTTATAAATCTGTTGGCGCGCTTATAAGCACTATGAACGAAAAAGGCAAATTACCTCCTGAGTTTGCAGTTAAGTTGTCTTCTGTAGAGGGGGCTATGAACAATGGCAACAAGTTTTACACCCCCGCTTTTGATATAGCCAAAGAAGGCATTAACATAGAGAACGATGAGGACACCGCTACATTTACTAATTTCTTACAGTGGGTAGAATCAACAAACGCTTACGTTATGGATAAGCACGGTGGCACTGACATAAAAAAACCGGAAAAACTTGATGAGCCAGTTGAAGAAGTTGCTATTGAAGAGCCAGTAAAGAAGGTTGTTGCCAAGGCTAAAAAAACTACCCCAGACAAAAAAGAGCTTACTGCTGTTTTGGATAACTGGACTGATGACTGATAACTATGGACTTTCTAAGGAGGGTTTTATCAGATGAGGGGTATATTTGCATCTGCGGATTCAAAGGTCAAGATATACAGCAACAGTTTGTACAGACCTTTGATGAAGCTGAGGCGATATTAGATAAGTTTGATTCTGAAGAACGGAATATTTACTTTGGTTGTGCTAGGTATACAAAAGAAGAACGTAATTTACAAACCGTAAAAGACAAAAAAATATTTTATATTGATATAGACTGCGGGGCTAGTAAACCGTACGCTAATCAGTCTGAAGCCGCTTCGGCTTTGCGAGAGTTTGTAACAGCGGTAAAACTTCCTAGACCTACCTTAGTAAATTCCGGCAACGGACTACATGTTTATTGGGTATTAGAAGAAGCTATACCCCCTAGAGAATGGTTGGCTACTGCACAAGCATTAAAAGAGTTATGTAAAAAACATAAGCTAAAAGCGGATGGCGCTGTAACTGCAAACAATGCGGCTATACTACGTATGCCAGGATATTTTAATAGGAAAACAGATGTTCCTGTAGAGTGTAATGTAATATTTCATTCTAAACCTATAAAGTTTTCTACTTTTAAAGACCTTGTAGGGGCTATAAATCTAGGGCCAGAGAGCGCATCCACTGTAGAAGAAAATGCGTATGCGTTAGAAAGCAATTTTAAAAGTGTGTTTAAAAACGTACTACCGGAATGTAAGCAATTAAAGTATTGTTTTGACAACCAATCGCAGATTGACTACACGTTATGGAGAGCGTCAGAATCTATAGTTAAATACTGCATAGACAACAAAGACTACATTCATACCATAGCGAAAGACCATCCGCATTATGTACGGCATGAGACTGAAAAATTAGTAGCAGGTATAAAAGGCCCATACAAATGTATTACGTTTGAGGGGCTG